TCATCCAAGGCGGCACAAGTGCAGGAAAAACAATCGCCATCCTTTCCATACTAATCGACATAGCCGCAAAAGCCAAGACCGAAATCAGCGTTGTATCTGAATCCGTGCCGCACCTTCGCAGGGGTGCTATCAAGGACTTCGCAAAGGTGATGCAGGTTACAGGACGCTGGTCCGCTGACCGCTGGAATAAAACCCTGCTGACGTACCACTTCGCCAACGGAAGCACCATCGAGTTTTTCAGCGCAGATAGCGAAGGCAGGCTCAGAGGTGCAAGGCGTCAGGTGCTGTACATCAATGAGGCGAACAACATCGACTTTGAATCGTACTATCAGCTGGCAATCAGAACGAGCGAAGCGATATACATCGACTACAACCCAACGCACGAGTTCTGGGCGCACACGGAGGTCCTGAGGGAAGCGGATAGCGAACTGCTGATATTGACCTATCTCGATAACGAAGCACTACCCGACACCATCCGCAAGGACATCGAGATGGCGGAGGTGAAGGCCGCGACATCTACGTACTGGGCGAACAGGTGGAGGGTGTACGGCTTGGGACAAGTCGGCAGTGTGCAGGGCGTGATATTCAGCGACTGGACGCAGGTGGATGAGATTAACTACACGACTTCCAAACTGGTTGCGATGGGATTGGACTGGGGGTACACGTTAGACCCGACCGCATTGGTGGCTGTGTACAGGTCAGGCGACACGCTGACCCTTCACGAACTGCTGTACACCAACAACCTGACGAACCAAGACATCGCGACAAAGCTTCGCGAGTTCGGCATCAATCGGGCGTGGGAGATTGTCGCGGATTCAGCAGAGCCGAAAAGCATTGAGGAGGTGCATCGCCTTGGCTTCAACATCAAGCCAGCGCAGAAGGGTCAGGACAGCATCCGAAATTCCATCGACATCCTACACAGGTTCAGCATTCAGGTGACCAAGACCAGCACCAATCTAATCAAGGAGTTGAGGAACTACACTTGGGATACTGACCGCACGGGTGCATCGTTGGGAGTGCCTATCGACAAGTATAACCACGCCATTGACGCGGTGCGCTACGTGGCCTTGAACAAGTTATCGCAGAGTGCAGGCGGGAAGTACGTAATTATGTAGATTTGCGTTATGATACACCCAACAGCAATTATCGAGGAGAATGTCACGCTTGGCAAAAATTGCCGCGTCTGGGCATTCGCGCACATCCGCACAGGTGCAACGATTGGCGACAACTGCATCATTGGCGAGGGCGCACACATCGACTACAGCGTCACCATTGGCGACAACTGCAAAATCCAAAACCACGCGCTGATATATCACGGCGTAACCATTGAGGATGATGTGTTTGTCGGCCCGAATGTAGTGACCACCAACGACCACCTGCCAAGCGTACACGGCGATTGGATGAAGAACGGCAGGTTCAGGAAAACAATACTTCGCAAGGGTTGCAACATTGGCGCAAATGCTACCATTGTATGCGGCATTGAAGTAGGCGAAGGCGCGACCATTGGAGCGGGTTCAGTCGTGACGCGGTCAATACCTGCCAAGGCGTTGGCATATGGAAATCCAGCCAAAATCAAGAACCAATGAAGATACTAATCGGGTGCCTGTTTTTTCGTCAGTACACAGGTTCGGAATTGTACTGCCTTTACTTGGCCAAGGAGTTAAAACGCCGAGGCTTTGATGTAACGGTGGCAGGTATGTACATCCACCTGCCAATCACCAGCGAGGCGGCATTTTACGGCATCAAGGTTGTGGAACTATCGCAGTTGACAGGCGATGAGCAGTTTGACATCATCCATTGCCAGCATAAGCCAGTGACTGAACACCTGTGCCAACTATACCCAACAACGCCAAAGGTTACGACCATTCACAGCATTGTGTACGATTTGGAGCGACCTGTAAAGCACGACAGCATCAAGCACTACGTTGCGATTGCCAGTCACGAGCGCGAATTCATTATCAGTAACTACGGCATCCCTTCGGACAAGGTCAGCACCATATACAATCCTGTTGATTCATCTAAATTCAACAAGGAGAACACGACCGAGGATGATTTTGTGCTGTTGGCAGGTACGGTTGATTATATGCGAAAGCAGATGATTTACGATGCATCGCAGTGGGCTAAGGACAACGGCAAGCGGTTTGTGCTGATTGGCTACGACCACGGCGACTATTTGTCTGACCTGCGTAAGGCTCGCGACATCATCTACTATCAGCCAATCCCCAATATTGAGATGATGGTCAAGTCGTGCCACATCGCCTGCGGGTTGTTTATTGGCAGGACAACTATTGAAGCGTGGATGTGCGGCAAGTCGGTGTTGAGTTACAAGTTTAACGCATCGGGCGGCATCCTCAGCAGGGAAGTATTAGCACCACCAAGCGACATCGACCTGTACAGCAGTGACCGCGTTGCTGAATCATTGATAACCATATACAATGAAATTGCTTAACCGCCTAACCGTTGCCCAGTTTCAAGAGCTGACCGCCATTGACCCTGATATGGGCGCATTGCGGAAAAAGGTCAACACCGTCTGCATCGTGGATGGCTTCGACCAAAATGCTGTTGAAGGGTGGACGATTGAACAGCTAAACGCAAGGGCGGCAGTCATTGACGAGGAGTGCGGTGCGCTGTCGATGCTACCTGCCAAGCGGGTGGTTCGTATTGGCACCAAGCGATACAGGATGGAGTGGTTCATCGACCAGATGAGCGCAGGGCAGATGATGGAACTGCTAAACTATCAGCTGACCAGCGATAGGGAGGTGGTTGCTAATCTGCATCTGTTGCTCGCCAGTTTAACGCGTGAGATGACGTGGTACGGCAAGACATTGGCGTATGATGGCGGCAAGCACGCCGACAGGGCGGAGGCGATGAAGAAGGCGAAGATGGCTGACGTGTGGGGTTTTGCCTGTTTTTTTTTGCGTCATTCAGAGCCTTTGTTGAAGATTATGCAGACCTATTTCGTGGAGGCGAGCAAGAAGAAGACAGCGGCCAAGGAATAGCCAAACCCGACTACGGATGGCTTGGCGTTGCGTATGTGCTGATTGCCAAGCGCGACCCTTTGAAGATGGATGCGGTGTTTGCTATGCCAGCGCGGCAGTTTATGAATTACGTTCGATTGGCGAAAGACCTGCAATAGCACACATTTGCGGGCAGTGGTATTTATAGCTGATGAAGTTTGATGTAAGTTTAACCAGTCAGCTTTCTGCCATTGGCAGTGACGTTACCGAATCCGTAAGCCTGACTGACGGCAAGGATGTAAAGAGCGCAGTACTACGGTGGTTGCACGAGGCGATTGATGCGATGAATAAAGCAGTGGATAGGTACGATGCTACCGCCACGCTAAACCTTCGCCAGTCCTTCCGTGCTTCCGACTTCCGCTTGGATGGGCAGGCGTTGAAGATTGACCTTGAAGGTGCGGAGTACTGGGCCTATGTGAACTACGGCGTGGATGGCGTGCAGAACAAGCGCGGCAGGCCGTTCAGTTTCCGCTACATCAGGCCCAGCAAGCGGCACGTGGCGGCAATCCGCAAGTGGGCGATTGACAAGGCGATAGGCATACCAGCAGAGGAGTTGGATGGGTTCGCCTTCAACAAGGCGCGAAAAATGAAAAGAGAAGGAATCAAGCCACGACCATTCTACACCGACACGATGACTGACAAGCGGGTGAACGAATTGACCGTGACCATTGCGGACATCACAGGGCAAAAGATAAGCCTGCGCCTACTTTCCGAATTTGGCAAACAAACAGCAACCAGACGATGAGCATAACCATTGTATCTTCCCTTCCCGCCTTACTTCCTGTCGGCAATTCTGACGTAGTGGTGGTTAGCAGTGACCTAACTGCATCCGCAAACTTCCGCTACATCTGCGATGTGAGTGGTAGCACGGCAAGCGCACGATTGAAGTGCGACAAACTGCCCAGCACCAGTTTCGGATTCTTTGGCGTGAGCAAGGTGGTTGAAACGCTGATATTGCCAGCAGTTCCGCAAACCACAAGCGGATGGCAGTCGGGCGGCTATGCGGTGAAGGCGAACCTGACCTTCCGCGAAGAATACGGTTCACCGCCAACAGTGGCGACAGGTGGCACTGCTTCTGCATCCCTGATTGCGTGGCAGGCGGCGTTTAGGCAACAGGACTATAACACAGCCATTGCCGCGCCAACGACTTACTATGCCGCAACGGTGAATAGTGACGCTGTGCCTTTGAAGGTAGTCAGCAACAGGCCAGTGAGTAGTACGCTGACCAGTGGTAGCAACGATTTCCTGTCGATGGTTGTTGATTCAGCCGTGACAGGGGTTGCCCTGCGAGTCACCTACGACAGCGGTGCAACGCGACCGACATTTTTGGTGACAGGAACGATAAGCGGACTTGCGCCTTTGATTAACGCAGGGCCGAGAGGGTTGTACAACTTAACGGCAGGACAGTGTACTGACGGCAGTGCGGGTTCGGTCAACTTCCCAACGCAAGGAGGCACGATTGAGGTGCAGATAGCGGCCAACGCGGCGGGTACATTGACATCCGCATTCAGCCGCACAAAGGCATACACCTACACCATCGACAACTGCGAGCGGTACGACCAACTGCGGGTCTTCTTCCGCAATATGTACGGCGGAGTGGATGGCTACACGTTTACAAAAAAAAACCGACAATCGGTAAATGTAAAACGCCAAACATACGGCTACAACAACAGCGTTTACGGCGATGACCAATTTGACAAGCAGTGGAGCGTCACTTACCGCGACACCTACACACTGCAAAGCGATTGGCTATCGGATGCGGAGTTCAGTTGGCTTCAAGAGATGGTGTACAGCCCTGAATGCTGGATTGAGTTGTCAGGCGCGTTGGTGCCTGTGGTGGTGCAAACAAACACATACAACATTATGAAGCGCATCAATGACCGCTTGCAGGCCATTACAGTTGACGTGCAGGTAGGATACGAAAATACCGCGCTATGATGACCAAATTTGTTTGCTATCCTGATGCGGACAATCCAACGACAGGCTATGACCTTGACCTATCTGCGGACACCGACATCGCCATCACGTTCAGCGTTCAGGACCTTGCCGACATCACGAAGCGGCGGGGAGCGTTCAGCAAGACAATCGCCTTGCCATCCAGCAAAGCCAATGACATCGCCTTCCGCTATGCCTACAACGTGCAATCCTTCGTGGGTGGATTCACGCCAAACAAACAGGTGAAGTGCGCTTTGTGGAATGATGGAGTGCAGGTCTTTCGTGGCACAATGCAGATGCTGTCGATGTCAGTGACGCGAGGGGTTGCAACCTACGAAGTGGGCATCTACGGCGAGGAGGTGAGCCTGTTTAAAGCGATGGAAGGCGTGAAGCTTGTGGACACGGTTGGCGTAACTGGGATGAACCACACGTTTACTGAATCGCTGGTGACTGGCAGTTGGGATGATACGTTCAGCGATGCCAGTGGGTTCGTGTATGGTGCGGTTGATGGGATTGGACTGGGTCACGTTTTAGATTCACAATCAGCGACAGGCCCGTTTGCTTCAATTTTCAATGCTATTGTGTACGCCTTTGACAGGCTGATACCGATTGAGTTATTTAGGCCGAATATCTGGGCGAAGAAAATGATTGACCTAATCTTCGCGCAACACGGATACCGCTACGAATCCACCTTCTTTCAAAGCACCGAATTTGAGCGATTGGTCATTCCATACGCAGGCGAGCCTTTTGCTTACGCAAGCGGTGATAATGCTTGCTTTGTCGCTACTGATGTAGATTACACCGAAGAAGGCGCGTGGGATTATGACATTATTTACGACATCACATCATCGCCTTATATCAACACAGGAGATGGACAAGTAGACACTAATACAGGGATTTACACATCTGCTTCGGGTTACGCTGGTTTGTATTATGTCAGCATTTTTGTTGACATTGAAGGTACTTCCGATACTGCTCAATTTACTATAAGTTTTATTGATGTAACTAATACACAATTGGTCGTTGATTTTACAGGCAGAAGCTTTATTTCTCAGTACAATATTGGAAATCGCAGGGATAGTCGCGGCGGTAATTTTAGAAACATTCCAGTATTTATGCCAGCAAACACGCAGTACAAAGTGCTTTTGCAAGCTAATCAGGGTGGGATGACTATGTATTCATCCCGTTTGCAAATCGTTTTAGCGCAACGATTTTCGTTGCAAAATGTTTATATCGATATGCGCACGGCACTACCCGCCGACACCTTGCAGATTGACCTGCTCAGCGACCTGCAAAAAATGTTTAATTTGTACTTCTATCAATCGCCGCTTGACCCAACGCTGATTTACATCGAGCCGTTTGTTGATTTTTACAGCGACACGGAAGTAGTGGACTGGTCGCAGAAATCTGACGAAGCACAGGAGATGCAGATAACGACGGGCGACACTGAATTGCGCAAGCAGTTTACCTTCGCATACCGAAATGGCGGAGAGGCATTGGCCAAAAGCTATCAAGACACGTGGAAGGAAGGTTACGGGTCGCGTATATACAACACGGACAATTTTTACGGCAAGGGCGAGCAACGCATCGAAACAAAGTGCGCCACCGTCATCCCTGCGCAGTACCGCACGGACATTGTTCTTGGGCGCACCTTTGACGTTCAGGATGATGGCACAATTAAGCAAATGAAGACGGGCTATCGCATCGCGCAGTACAACTACGTGGAGATGACACCTGCGCCAAGCGGCTCAACCGAAATTTGGTACTGGGTAGCTAACTTCGGCACCAACATAAGCGGATGGGTGAGCGGCAACACGCTTCCCTACATCGGTCACGT